TTTTTTCTTGCGACCGATGAATGGCACTGGTCATCTTTTCCGCTTCTTTTGCGGAATAGCCCATCTGAATAGCCATGTTTTTTGTTTCTTTTGCAGATAGTCCAGCTGATCGAGATATGTTCCGGAGAGAACCTTCGGCTTGCTTGTACGCCTGGTTTCTGAGCATTTTTTCGTTTAAACCGGCAAACTCTTTTTCTGTCATCCCCACCTGTCGGGCTACATCAGATAGTCCGTCTGAAATTGCCTTTGCAGATGTTTTGAATTGAGAATCTGTGGTTTTGGCCGAGTTGGAGAGCTGCATCAAACCAGTGTTGATATCAGATATCCCGCGTTTTGCACGTGTTCCTGTGATGCCGTCACCGAGAGCTTTCCCGATGTCTGCACCGGCTTTTGTAGCGGAAGAACGGACAGATGTCATGTCTTGTTGAAATTGTGTCTTATCTGCCCGGACTTCAACATAAATCCCCCCTATGTTCGTGGCCATATCATTTCCTTCTCTCGTTTTTCTGCTGACTTATAAAATGCCGACCCAACATCACAACTTTTTCAAAACAATCTTGCCTATATTCTACATCAAAAAGATCCATGGCCGCATGGATAGCTAATTGATTTAACGCTACAGCGCCACACATCCCCACAATAAGTTGATCCTGGACTGCAAGATATATCTTTTCCGCATCTTCATTTTCCGTCAATATTTCAGGGAGACATTTCTTGCAATCCATGTAATCAAACTTATCACCTTTTAACTTTTTACATCGCTCGCAGTCGGGCTTTTCTTTGAGCCGGGTGATCCTGTCAATGAGGTTTTTTTTACACGGGCGATTCTGTTCTCCTCATCTTCATTGAGCTTATCAAGGCAATCCGATACAAACCTTGCAAAACCAACGTTATTTTGCATAAGGAAAACTTTTGTTTCTGTATCACAAACAAGTTCTTTGCCGTCATCATCTACAAGCCCGCTCCATTCTGCGATAGAGTATTCCCACAACATTTCAGAAAACAGATCGTCTTTGGTGTCTGTGTATTCAAAACGTTGACCATGTTTGTACTCAACCTTTTTTTTTACGCATTTTTTTTGAATCTCAGATCGTTTTGCCTGGTTGACCGCCCTGATCCTGATCTCGCCAGACTCTGGATCGTTCTTATCAAATTTAAACCACACGCCCGGGTTCGGGTCTTTTGTCGAAAAAACTGTTGTCATAAATATTCACTCCCGCTCCCATGATAAAAAATAAGGCCGGGTCCGGTGGGGAACAGTCACCGGATCGCCATGGCTGCCCCGGCCAAATTATTTAGACAAGCACCATTACGCCTGATACTTTGCCTGTAAAATTAATCGTACCAAGGCCAGATTTGTCCATTCCGACGTTAAACGCTGTGATTGTCACAGAGGATAGTTTCGTGGGCGCCCCGGTTGTCAGATTTGGGCTAAAATACCCAGTAGTCTGGCAGGGTTCCCAATAGCTCGTGTTGTCAACATAAAGCCGAAGATTACTCAAATCTGAATTGTAAAGATTAGCCTGCTGTAGCGCCTGCTGCCCTGTTACATCCGTGGGTTCATAATGCCCGTTGAAAGATATTGACCCGCCATCTTTCATGCCATACTCAAACTGTTTCCATGTGTCACCAAAGGCAGATGCGTCAAACTCTTCAACCTGGATACCGTCAAGCGACCATGCACCCATGCCGACGATGGCATCTGACCCAAGACTGACTTTGCCATCTTTTCCTATTACAGCCATTTTGATTCTCCTATTTTACAATTAAAAAATAATGTCATTAAGACATATTCGCTGTCATTTTTTTGCATATTTGATGCAGCGATTTGTTGACCTGCATCGTTGCCAAATGGCCTACTTCGATACTCGTATCAACAAATATCTCAACCCCGGCTTGCCTTGCTTTCGAACAAAAATTTATATCCTCTCCCACCGGTTTACCGTTACTTGACCCGAACTCAAACCATGGTGGGTTGACTTTCAAGAAAACATCCATATCGAATAGCAGACACCCGGTACCAGTCGCATCTACCGGGATAAGATCACCGGAATACATTTCATCCTCAGAAACCGATTGATATTTTCCAATCTTCCCTCTCAAAAAAATCGGGTCAAATGGCATCCAACGGCGGTGAACCCGTACCCCGCAAACATCTTCTTTGTGCGACAAAAGCTTTGTCAGAGTATCTGCCGGGTAAACCTGATCTGTGTCGAGCATCAAAAGGTGACTGCACCCCTCATCAAGAGCTTGTTGTACAAGGCTGTTCCGAGCATCGGCAAGAGATCCTGTCCATGGCCCGTGTGGAAACTGAGGGACAAGCAAAGTGTACTGATCAGGTTTGTCCATACAAGCATACGAGGTGAAAAACTGCACCGGCACCCGGTCATCAACCAACGGAAAACCGATTGCTACCCCGCCATTTTTTCGCGCTCTTTTCCGCTGATAGTATGTTCGTTTGTCATGAATACATCTCTCATCTGAATAGCTTACAACGTAAAAGTTGTCTACTGGCCCATGATTTACGGGGTGGTAATGCTTTACAATCGCATCTTCGGCAAACACCCACAAATCATTTTCAGACGCAACATCGAAAAGCTCATCATCGCACCAGCAATGCTGATATTCTTCCGGGAAAAACACACCGTCTGGCAGGATATCAAGCATCTTTTTGTGCGCCATCCAGTGCGCTTTCGGGTTTCCTGGCTCGGTGTTAAGACCAACAACGCCCCATCCCTGTTCGAGTTTATCAACTGCCACCTCAAGCGCGATGTCAAAACCGTCAACAAGCTCTGTATCGTCCCCTAAAAATATGATCCATTCCCGGGTTGCTTCTTTTGTGAGAAGGTTTACCATTCTCGGGCAACCGATTCTATCCACATCAACTGCCGAAACGATCTCCGCACCAGGAAGGTTTTTCTTGACGGATTCAATACACCTATCTGCTGATTCTGGCCGGACAACCGGTATAATCACGCTTATCTTATCTGTTATCATTTTTGCTCCCTTTGCCGCAGTGTTAAATCCGCATGGATTCATGTTTTTTTCCAAGTTGCGCTATACTCAACAATCGCACGAAAAATCTCATTTTGTGCTCCATCTCTGACCATTTGCTGGTTAACCCGCTCCATTACTACCGGAGTATATCCCGTTGCCGTTAACCTCGCGTCATCATACACTGCCAGCAATTTATCATAAGCCGCCAGCCTTAAGGAATTAGTAGCCGCGTAAATGTCAAACTGTACCAGTAGAATTTCATAGTATTCACCGGCCAACATATAATCCGGTCGCCCGGTAATTACCTGATAAACTCCATACGTCATCGTTGACGCCTGAGGTGCCAACTCAAGATACATCCCGCCTGGTAGCGCGGCTTTTAAGTCGGTATCGCTATTATATGCGGCATATATTGATGTTAAGAGTTGTTGCATTTACTTCGCTCCGAACGCGGCTCGTGCTGCCGAAATATTCTTATCAAGTGCAGGTCTCAAAAACGGATGAGCCGGTGCCGGTCTCGGTCCGCCGTGTCCATATTCTACAATTCCAGCGTGCGGCGCTGTAGCCTGCACAATCCAGCCGCCGTCCTCAAACTTAGATTTTTTTGCCTTGATTGATTTTTTCAGATTCCCGGTGACGACGTTGACACTGGCCCTGGCATCCGATGCAATTTGCCGGGCTATCTCTTCTGCGTTTTCGTTGATGTGGTCCGATAAAAGATTATCCAGCTTTTTAAAATCAAAACTAACCTCTGCTGTCATTACACCGCCTCCCGGCATAAAAGCACCATATACTGATCCCGCTTGCCGTCTTCAATGTCGATTATGTCATAATTTGTCCCGCCATAGACCACCCGGTGTTTTCTCGTCATACTGCCCCACCGCCGAACTTTCAACTTAAACTGTTCTTTTTCTGACACCCGACTCGCTTCGATTCGTTCCAGGCCTTTTAGCGGGATGTACTGAGCCCATTTAGGCGACCCGGCAACATCAGAGTAAGATTCAATTGATGCGCCCATACCGTCTTCCGTTACAGTCAACGCCTGTATTGCTATTTTTTGATCAAGCCTGGCAGAAATTACCATTATTTCCTCCAGACCCGGTATTGAGTGAGCATATTGTGTATGGCGTCATCTCGATATTTTGCGTATCCCTCATGCATCCCGCCATACATAGACTCAACCAGCATTTTTAATACCAGCTTAATTCGCTCTGGCACGTTTGCAGTGTAGTTGGTTGACTCTCCGGAATCATCCGGCGCATACCCGCAGATATACTTGATCTCGATGGGGTAGTCCTCGTTGTTCAAGGTTGCCGACGGCCAGGTCTTGTTATGCCCTAAAACAACACGCCCGGGCTCCGACCCGGGATCGAGTGAATAATTGTCGCTACTGTATTCCGTCTGTGTACCGGCAGAGTTGGTGTATTTTATATGCGCAATCGACTGAATTTCCGGGTAAAGCAGATTAAAGACCTTATCCGGCCACTGATCGAAATAGGCGATTCGGGTCTGCTGAATAATGGCCCTGCCACACATGGCCTCTACCTGTTCCCTTGCTGCCTGGATTAATCCATTGATCATAATATCATGATCGCTGTGGTCAATTCGGAGCTGTTCTTTTGCGTCGATTAACGTGATCGGTTCTGCCGTTGGCCCTGTGTCAACTATGGTTAATTTTGGATACATCATGTCACATCCGGGTAAAAGCTCTTGTCGGGCTTGTTACCTATCACATCCCGGATATAGGTATTATCCGTGCTGTCTACATCAGGTACAACTCCGGGCGGTATTCTGACGTAAAGATCGTTCATCAGCTTACGGCCTCTTGATATTTAATCCACAGATTGCATACCTGGGCGGCAAGGTCGCACCACCTACAATGGCAATCTGGATCTTTTTGGTTCCGGCTACAACTTCGGCACTTGTGTAAAGCAGATGCTTGTCAGCGGTAAGGTTGGCCTTTGCGCCCTGGGTCGCGCTGATAAATTCAACCGGTGATGTGTCCGTGGACTGTACGCTGATTGCGGTCAGAGACCCGGCAGCGTCCCCGGTAAGGTCATCAGGAATGATCAGGCCAAACTCAAGAATTTGAACTGAAGATGATGGGGCTGTGAAAAGATCATAGTCCCCAGCAGCCTGGTTGAGATCAGCGGTTGTTACGGAAAACAGGTGATCCGGGTTGGTTTTCAGAAACCAGTTTGACCCGGTATAGGAGAACAGGCAGCCGGTATCGTATTCGAGGAAGGTTGCGCCAGTGGCAACATCGCTGGTTGGTTTTGTGTCTATGGAAAGGCCAATGAATCGATTATTCATTGCGCCTATTGATGAAATTGCCATAATTAACCCTTTGCTTTTTTTTGGGTTAAGGGGGCCAAAGCCCCCAAGATATTATGAAGATGAAAGTGAAACGGTGTCGATGTTTTCGAGAATCACACCATCGCCTGCCGAATCAAAATATACCACCAGGGCTTTCCCGGGTGCATTGAGAGTTGCAATGTCATTCGTGCCGTCAAAAGTCCCGGCGGTCAGAGTTAAGGTATGGGCGGCAGTACCTGTTGAACTGGTATCTTTCACGACAAACAACCCCTGGTGGTTTGATGCGTCAGCAATTGTTGCCTCTATAACAGTGGTGTCATGGTTGAGTTCAACAGACTGGGTGCCCGCCGTGACATCTCCTGTTTCCGTCAGTTCTTGAACCCGAATAGAGACATCGGCGGCTTTGTTTATCTCATCTGCAGTTGCTGTTACCTGTGCCCCAGAGAGTTTTAGTGCACCCCCAGACTCAACATCTAATTCACCGCCATCAGCGATGACGTGCTTGTCTCCGCCGTCTGAACGATATGTTTTTGGTTGATACGTTGTATCTGCCATAATCTTTTTCCTTTATCGGTTGTTACCCGAGTAGTCAATTAAGACCCGATTTAAACGGATGCCAGTTCGGGGTGTCCTTTTACAAGAACGATGGACATGGGCGGATCAACGGTGCCGGTCACGGTTGCAACAAGTTCCAGATAACGCTTCCCGCCGACGTACCCCAGTTTATACAGGGTGTTGTCTTCAGTTGCGGCGTCGATTGTTAAGACGGCACCGGAGGTAACGGTAAGGTCTATCATATCGTCGGTTTCCACGTTGGCATAAGTGGTGCCGTCAGCCGAGTCCTTCAGAGTGAAAACAATTTTGTTTGATGCGTCCATGCTGGCATCAAGTCCCACATGGACCAGCAGACAAGCAGAATTGAACCCTTGAAGGTCTATGTCCGTGTATGTCGCCGTGGTATCAAAGGCAATTGGATCGAGAATTGATTCAACCTCGATGTTATTGTAAAGGTCTTTCATTGGTATATTCCTTTATTTTGTGAGTTAAAATTTGTTTCTTTATCGGTTAAAGGGCATGGCCCCTGATTCAATGTCATGCGGCACACGATTCCTTTTCCTTGCACTGCAATTCATGGTATCGGCAACCGTCTTGTTTGTGGACCTCTTTGTGACACGCCTTACACAAGGTGATCACGTTTTCAAGGTCGTTGCTGATAATTTTGTTCTGCACAGCGCCGTCAATGTGGTGGCAATGTAGGGGCGGTTCTGTTTTTCCGCACCGCTGACATTCCCAGCCGTCGCGCTCAAGGCACATTTGACGAAGATCCGGGGATACTTCGCGGGACGATGCGCGCTTGAAGCCTTTGGGGTATTTCCGTTGCCAAAAAACAGGACACGCTTTTTTGCATCCGGCCGAGCAATAGAAATTCAAGTCTCCGGAATTGTATCTAAACCGGTTCATGACAGCAAAAAGATATTTCCTTGTTGGCTCAAACCACTTTCCACAATACGAACACTTGACTTCTAAAAAAAGACCATCGATGGACATTCTTGTTTCAACTTTGAAATCGATCTGTCCGCTGTAGTGCTTGTAAGACGGCCTGTCGTTAAGAGCAAACCCGCCTTTATACCCATGAGCGCTTTTTCCAGAAAAGAAAACTGATTGGTATTCACCTTGGCACAAAGCGTCACAAAAAAAGGATTTTTGCTTCCGGTAATTGTGGCTGGTCACTTTTTTAAGTTTTCCGCACCACGCACAAACTACCTCAACGTCACAACTAAACATTGCGCCTGACTCTTTAAGGCGGTGTTGCCTGTAGCACTCGCGGCTGCAAAACTTAATGGGCTTTTTTGTGCCTGGATTGAAGGACAACCACTGCGGCCTGTAAAAAGTTTGCCCGCAACATTGGCACTTCAATTCAACCTCGTTTTCTTTTCGCCTGTTTGGGTTTCCGTCGCCAGTATGGTATTTGGTCATACATGACTTATTGCAAAAAACATTTTTTGATTTATATTGCCGGTATTGCTTAAGTTGTGATGGGCACCTTTCAACATCCTTGCCACAAAAACTACATGGCAGGGTCACCTTTTTTATTTGAGACAAACCCATGCACTTTCGGCTACATGTTTTCCTTTTTTCCGCATGAGATGGCTTGACCCAAAAAGTTGTTCCGCAAACCGGGCACACTTTTTTGACTTGACTTGAACCAGAACGTTTTGATACAACAGACTTAGCCATGATCGCACCTCCTATCAGGTAAGGTTGTGGTGAGGGCAGGGATAGCGTTACCGCGCTCTCCCTGCCTGTTTTTATGTCTAAGTAAGATATCATAGATGTCTCAAAATATCAAGCCAAAACATTAACTGGTGGCAATCTTGAGGGCTTTTACTGCCTCGTGTAAAATTAAGCCGCCCCCAACTCTTTTAGTTGTATAGAACAGCACATTTCCCTTGGACGTAAACGGATCTCGTAATATTCTGACCCCCATCCGATCAAGAATCAGATATGCCCGTTTGAAATTCCCGAAGAACAGCGGGTATTCGCCCGCACCGATATCAGCCACATTGTCATCATATGCAACAGGTTTCGCCAAAAGGGTGTCAGGTACGTTTTCCATGAGGCCGGGCCGCCAAATATAGTTCCCCTCGCCATCTTTCAGTTTCCGAATGGTCTCGCATGTAGAGTCATTCATCAGGAACGTAGCGCCGTTCCGGTATGTAGATTTCAAGGCGTGTTGAAGAGCGATCAGCTTATCCGCGTTGTTAAGAGCGCTTGCATGTCCGCCTGCGACATACCCGACATTACCCCATGTGTAAGAAGTGTTTGCCACAAAGTCATACCCGGCAATACCTCTGGGGCTTGCAACGCCGTCACCGGTGATAAATGCTTCGCCCTCTTCCTCGTTGAACTCAACAGAGACTTCATCAGCCAGCCATGATGCCAGGTCCATGAAAGTATCATCCAGGGCCAGTTGAGTTGCGCCTGGTTCTGCGTAAAGTTCTTTCATGTTGATGGTGATCTGTTTCAGCGTCGGCGTGTCGGTTTCTGAACGTGTTTCTTTTTCAGCTACCCATCCCGAAGATGTCCCGCCGGTATTGACGATCTTTTTATATTCGTTCACTCCGATTGTCCGGACCGTGGCAAGCTGCCGCATAACAGAAATTGTGCCAGCCACCCTCTCAATGGCCTTATCAAATTCCGGTGGTGCAACGATATAGCCCCCATCCGGATCAGATAGCGTAGAAAGCCCAGCCTCAACCTGAAGCTTTTTCACAGCCTCCAACCGGTCATCCCCACCTTTCCTAAACCATGCGTCAAAAGCTTTAGCGTGTTCAGTCTTCACACCATCGTTCGTGGACCCGCCGCCGTCTGGGGCACCAATCCGGCCAACGGCTTTTTCCAGGGCTTCCATTTCGGTTTTCAAGTTTTTCAAGTCGGTCATCTCGGCATTGATCTTTTCGATCTTTTCAGCCAGAAGCGGGTCGTTTTTGTTGGCATCCAGTTCTTTCAGCCGGTTGTCATTTTCGGCCTTGAACTCTTCAAACGCTTTTCCGATTGCCTCAATTGTGTCTTTCAATTCAGTGGTCATAATCAATTTCCTTTAAACTTTAATAGGGTTGCCTGCGCAGCGATCTGCGCTTCAAGGCTTTTCAGCCGTTCTTCACTATCGCCGTC